GTCTCTGGTTTGGGGTTATTATCCCGCTCTGCTTGGGAACCTGTGCCTCTTTCCACCGCTTCGAAGCCTTTTTGCGATAGTTCTTCACCATCTGGGTTGGCTTCGTGTCATACTCTTCATCTACACCATTGCCACCGTCCATAATGTTGCGATATGTATTCCGATCTTGTCTGGGCTCTCGACCTTCTTGTGACGAGTATAGACCATAGGCCACGATGGATCCAATTGCCAACAATTCCATAATATTACTTATACACTATAAATATTTTTAAAAACAAAATTTACGCACCTCTCCATAGGTATTGCGTTTAGATGTGTCTTATATGTCTTCTCGGATGTGATATTTAACTCCTTCTTAATCATTTCCTTATCACCATTAAACTTCATAAAGACATCTTCGAATGTCTTTTGCTTCTTTATTCTTCTTGTTTGCCAACCAGCAAGTATTTTTTCTCGTTTAATAGGGTCATTCCATACGGCCTTTTGAGCTTTACTCTTACGTTCTTGTTCTTCTGGTTTAGCGTGAGCTTCTAACAAAGATACCATTCTCATCTCTCGATGCTCTGGGTCTGACCAGAGATTTTTTGTTGTAGTAGTCATCTTGTCTCTGTAATTATCATCATCCTTCCATCGCTGTGTCAGCTGTTTACTGGCACGTTCTTTGGCCTCTGGTTTATTTTGGGCGATAATCAATGATTGTATCCGTTTTTTGCGCTGTTCCTCATTTGCCCAATCGGCAATCATAGTATTTTTGATGCTTTCCCTATATTCCTCATCTTGCCATTGTCGTAGTAATTGTTGCCTCACCTTTTCTTTGTATTCTGGTGTATTTTGAGTTTTGTTTAGAGAGGCAGCTCGTCGTTCTCTGTTCTCATAGACCTGCCACCAATCACGCATCAGTTGTTTGGTTTCCTCACTATGTCTGTGATACCTACCACCAGATGTCAAATTATAACCATTTGGTGCTAGTGTATTTAATCTATCTATGTGATATTGTTCTTTTTTGTCAGCATCCTCCGGAGATACATCACGCTCTATTATTTCAAACTTTGCATTGTCTACTCCATATTTTAGCAAAGCATCGCGTATATACCTACACTTGGAACTTGGATATGCGTGCATTCGCCATCTTGTCTTGGTATCGCGCGTGATACCAACATATTTCTTATTTTCGAGGTCCACGGTATACACACAGATATTCTGCTCGTCCCAGTAATGGTCTATAAATGTTTCAAATTCAATATCATTGATATAGTCTATTTGGTCTTCTTCCATAAAACCAATATAGTTATAACTCTTTTATGTTTATTTTGTCGATATAAAACTATATCGACAAAATCCAGCAAGCGCCAACAATTCCATAATATTACTTATACACTATAAATATTTTTAAAATAAAATTTACACAATGTGTCACTTGACCCCGGTATACCCAGAAAACATATAAGCATTTTCTTTGTCTCATTCTTCAGACAATGAAGTTCCTCGTGTGCTCCCTCCTCTTGGTCTTCGCCAATGCAAAGATTCTGCCCACCACCAAAAATGTAGGGATGTCCACGCTCAATTATGCCGATCCTGACGAACGAAGGAATCCAGGAGCCCTGCCATTCTCGGTTGCAATCGACAATGCTGGGCCTATGTCGCTGCGTTTTCCGGGAGGCCTGGAAGCGTCCTCGTATCTCTGGGCTACGGCTCCATTCTGGACGCCGGACACTCACAAACCAGCTTTCAACACGACTGCCAGATGGCCAAACAATGATAACACCATCATCAGCAACGGGTCGTTTGTCAACGCGCTCGACTTTGACCAGTTTATGGATGTTGCTGGGGACAGGGATGTCTCCGTCATCATAAACTTTGACAGCATGTATACGGACGATGGTCCCTCTAAGGAAACTCTCATCGAGACTGCGCGCCAGTGGGTGCGATATGCTCGTGAGAATTTCAACAACACTTTCTACTGGGAGATTGGCAATGAGAGCGACCTCAAGAAGGTTGCTTACAATGGTTCTCCTGACAATGGCACGCAGTATGGTACTGACTTCATCGACTTTGCCAACGCGATGCGAGAGGAAGACCCAGACGCTATCATCGGATCTAACGGCATGTTGCCAGAGTTCATTACCGATGTGCTGAATGTCGCGGGAGAACACATCGACTTTGTTGCCATTCACCACTTCCCACTTCGCAAACTCGATAACAGGTATGAGGATTTTATCAATGGTAAGGGCAACTTTGACACAATGTATAACCACTTTTATGATGCTCTAAACCTCGCCGACATCTCCGCCGAGAAGAAACGCGACATTTTTGCGATGGTGACTGAGACGAGTGTTGTAGACTGGGCGGTTTTCAAGGCAGGCGGGCCTGTTCAGCACAATGATGTAGGGTCTATGATTATGACTTTTGACATCATTGGTCGTTTCCTCGAAAAACCAAAGGTCCTAGGCCCTCTCCTATGCTGGGGCACGCATTGGGTGACGCATGACGAGAACACTGAGATTTTCTCCCTCTTCAACCAGGACAACAATTTCGCTCCCACCGCATATGCCGTTCACCTATGGTCCTCCATGGGAGACATTGTTTCGCTGACGCGTGAGAATGTCACCGGTGTTATTACATACAATGTCGAAACCACCGATGGTTCGTATGTCCTGGTGGCAAACCTCCTAGACATTGATGTTGACATGGATGCATCTATCTCCTTCCATGGAGAAAATGTCCTGAGCAATATGGTCATCACCTCTACCAATGTGACAATGCTTCCTAAGTACTCAATTTCTCTTCTGTGATTTCGTCGATATAAATATATATCGACAAAAACTGTAAACAAAGTAATTACATATTTCCGTAGTTCTTGTTGTCTAGCCCGAGGAGGTACATCTTCTGTTGTGAGGCAACGGTGTTGAAATTTGCAACGCGCTTGTAATAAGAATCGTCAAGAATCTTCTGGCTGTAGTCGGGGCCAGCAGCAGTCATGCGGGCATTAGGATCGCCTTCGACCTTCAGGTTGCTCTTTGGCATCACTGGCGGCTTTATGTATACGGCGGTCAGGCGGCCTATCTTCTGCTCTACGGCCTTTGCATTTTTTTGGAGATATTCGCGGTACTGAGAGTCCTCGGGGGTCTTGAACTGAGCCTCTAGGTAGTTGTTGTACAGACCACTCGACACATAGTTAGTAAACGCGCGGCCATCTGCCATTCCACCGGTTATGCGACTTCCGGACATTTTCCTTTTATATTTACAATATATATTTTTTTAGTCGTCATAAAACCATCTGTAACCACCTGACTTTTGCCCTGTTGTAAGACTTTTATACAAGTTTGTAATACCAAGAATACGTTTTACCTCATTCGATGATGGATACATATCCTTGGTTCCATCTTCTAAAATCCTATACACAGGTCGCCCCAATTGATTTAATTTAGTACCGCACTTTCTTGTTATGTCCCACTCTGGATACTTGGCACGCTCCTCGATGTCCTTATATTTCCATATAAAACCACCTCGCACCCCACGCAATCCCTTGGCACACTTATTAATCTCTCCTTTAGATAAATTAAACTCTTTCTCAGCATCTTTGATGACATCAAACTCCACCGTGTATCCTAGCACGTGATATCCTATGACACCTTTGGCACCACGTCCCTTGGCAGCAGCACCAATTTTTTCCTTGGCATCTTTGCTCATCACCTTTGGGATTTCCTCGTATGTCATGTCTGGAGCAGTCTCATCAAAATCCTCGAATGTGTAGCCTCCTGCTTGCCTCCTCACCACTTCGGTACCGTGTCTGTTTATTTCCACGGTCTTGTTAAGCACCGCAGATATCTTGCCAGAATGAATATCGAGTTCTTCTGCGGCATCAGAGACAGTTTCAAAAATCAAAGTTTCTTTTGTCTTGATGTTGTATGCTCGTATCTTTCGTATTGTCTTCATCGGAGCATCATCCCGGTTATATCCCGCGCCTCCGGGGAGGATGTTGTACCCATACTTGACCGTCTCTAGAAGAGATATGAAATATGGTTCTCGGACGACGGCCTCCTCAAAAGTTAAATCATCTTCTAGCACAGACACGTCAAAAGATGCCCAGCCATATTTCTTGATGGCATTTGCCAGTTTAGAACGTTTAGAGTTTGTGTATCTGTGACCAAGCATCCTCATCTTGAAATTACAAGTTCTTCCCACATAAAACTTTCCTTTACATTCTAGAAGATAAATGAGATGTTTCTTGACCATTTATGTTCAATAAGTACTAAATATTATAAACCACTTTTGTCGATATACGCTTATATCGACAAAAGCAAGAAACAACAATGAAATATTTTTAATTGGCATAGGCCATTCCGCCCATCCCGCTCATTATACGAAGCACGTTGTAATTTGGCGCCCACACATACATTGTGCTGAGCACGTTCGACGCGGTCGTTGTCATGGTCGCCACCGTCACATTACCTGGGATAGTAGCATTGTCCACAATGGCCTGCTTCGTGCGGACACGCAGCACCGCACTGTCTATCCTGCTAAAGTTGAGCGAACCGGTGGGATCGTCAAGGCCGGATTGGATTCCAAACCCATAAGCATACACACCAGCAGAGGTATAAGAACCGGCAAAAGTCGCCCAGGGGTTTCCGAGCGTAAAGTACGCGCCTTTCCGCGTCTGGAATCTCTCTATTCCGTTCAGCAAGAGCGTCGCCGTTTCGAGAGGAGCCAAAACTTCCTCATCCTGCTCACCTGGCTGCGACGTGTATTGTCCATGTGTGGTGGACCCAGGTGTGCACGCCCACATGAGGGCCTTTACAGGATGGTTGAAGTTGAGATCAAAGTTGAAATTGAGCTGATTGGGGCCTACATTAATCGGAAATTGATTAGTCTGCACTTGCTGTATGATGTACTCGTGGGGGTTTTGTGCAAACCATATGCGCTCTTGCGTGTCCAAGAACGTGTAGTCCGCAAAGCATCGCATGGTAGGTATGAAATTGGGGTTGATACCAGGGATGTTGTTGATATTATTTAGTTTAATCTTAAATTGCACGTCGTGATATTGCAATGCGATCAGAGGAAGGGCCCTTCCCGGGTCCGTAGCATTGAACCACACGGGGATAGGGAGGAAGAATGTACGTATATACCCCTCGGGTTCGTTTGTCCAGTTGCACATGGTGTTGTATGCTATTTCCTCCTCCAAATTATAAAACAGCTCCCAGTACATCCTGAACCACTCGTGGCCAAACTCATACACCTTTTGGCCTCCGATATACAACTCTATGTGCTTCAGCCATTGCTCACACGAAAAATATGGCGCTGGGTCGTTTGGCTGAGATGGGCCGCGTTGGAACTCAATTTCAAACATTATGGCGTATATCAAGTCTCCCGACCGAGACAAGGTGACGGAAATATCGCCATTGGATACAATTCCTCCTACGATATCTTGCTCAATTGATTCCAGCGCAAAATTTCTATACCTCGTGAAAACAGATTTCCAGAATGTCATCTTTGGGTCTCCAGTTAAGTACACGTCCTGGGCTCCATATGCAACAAGCTGTGTCAAAGCCCCTGTCATGTTCTTTTATGTTAAGTTAATATTTTTTATTTAAGTTTAAATCAAACGATCGCACCTCTCCATAGGGGTATTGCGCTTATTTTGGTTTGTCATTTAATGTATATCGACACTTGTAAGGATATAATGGTAAATTTATTGTAATTACCAAAATGGGCTTCATTTACAAACTCACGCTCAAGAAGGAGTCCAGAAAAGCATACATCGGGCAAACAATCCGTGACATACATAAACGTTTGGAAGAACACCAGCTGTCAAGTAGCGGGTGTAAGGCGATCTCTGGCGCCATCAAGAAGCACGGATGGGATAACTTCGACAAGGAGTGGTACGAGGTTCCCGACGAGGAACTTAATTTCTACGAGGAGATGCTGGTGGCGTTGTTCGGAACTCTCGCGCCTGGTGGGTACAATCTCAAGGAAGGTGGTGGTGCCACTGGGAAGATGAGCGAGGAAAGCAAGCAAAAAATGAGCGACGCAAAGTCAGGTGAGAAGTGTTATTGGTTTGGGAAGACACACACAGAGGAAAGCAAGCAAAAAATCAGCGAATCACTATCCGGCGAGAAGAATCCTATGTATGGGAAGACCGATGAGAAGAATCACTTTTATGGGAAGGAACACACTAAGGAGTCCAAGCAAAAAATGAGCGAATCACGATCTGGTGAGAAGAATCACAAATCCAAGAGAGTGTATCAGTATACTCTTGATGGCACGTGCGTTGGCTCATATGGTTCGAGTGGGGAAGCGGCACGAGCTCTTGGAAAGACTAATGGGTCTAAGATACGTATGTGTGCTCGTGGGGATCGCAAAACAGCATATGGTTTCAAGTGGACCCGCGAAAAATTGTGATCAAACGTTAGCAGAGAAACACACCATGTCATTTATAGATATGGCGTAGTTACTTTTCTTCGTTGCGAACAGCCCGCTCTGAGAAATCGCATAACATGAAGAGTTTAAATGGACTATTTGCCATGTCATCGGAAGTTTTGATACAGCATCGAGCATTTTATACCTAAAATCACTTTTGAATACCACGTCGTCCTTAGATATCAATGTTATCGCGTTGTTCTCGTCAAATGCTTTGCGCAAGGCCTTCGTATGTGAAGAAAAATCGTCGTAATCTCCTCGTATTCTGAGTATATCGATACCAGGGATGCTCTGTTTTTCCATCATCTTTCTAGCAGTTATATCTTCGTCATTGTTTATATAAAGACATGGTATATTATTTCTTCTAGTGATTAGTTTATCCATGCTATACGAGAATTCTTCAAGAAGGTTGTCCCAATCGTATGTTTGCTTTATATGTTTTTCTATACTTGCACCATCCGCCTTCAAGATGTCCCTGTTGTTGTAATAAAACAGAAGCTTGTCGGCAAAGTCTTTATAATCGCAGATAGCAAGTTCCCCATTGTGGAAATCAATATTTGCAGGCAATGTCATATACACCTTTGGATCCACGAGCATATTTTCAAAACCCCGAAATATGTCAGAAAGACCTCCGGTGTTTGTTACTACTTGCGGCACTCCCAGATATGCGCCCTCAGTGTTACACAGGCCGAACCCTTCACCGCCACACGTGTTCATCCCAATGTCAGACGCGTTGAGAGCAGTATTTATGATCTCGTCGGACACGAGACCACCGTTTTCCGAAAGTAATTTAATGTTCTGCATTGAAATTATGTTGTAATCCACACCTTCCAGTATACACGCAGTTTTTATGATATCCTGGAAATTATATCCGGTGTCGATATCGAGTCGGCAATTGATCATCAGTTTAACCTTTTCGTTTTCCCCGGTGAGTTTCCAAAACCTAACAAATGCCTTTATTGTGATATCTAATAATTTTCTGTACGAGTTTCTGTTCGTATTAAATATCATAAAATCGTCTTCCTCCAGCCCCAGCACCTTCTTCGCACTCTCTTTTGATAATTTGGTAAACTTTTTCTTATCAACCCCGTGTGGAAAAACGGATATCTTCTTCGGTGAAATTTTGAAACAATTGGTGAGGTGTTTTTTCCAAAAATCAGAGAACACGAAAATGTGGTCGGCATATTTTGCTATGTGGTCTATGAGTTCCGACTTCTGGAATGTGTACACTATGTCCAGGTAGGAGATAAATGGACACCTTTTCGGAGAGTCCAGCATCTGGTTAAGAAGAGCACACGTGACCGGCATATCATTATACACGATGATAACATCAGGGTCCACTTTCCGCACGGTATCTGTCCATATGTCAGTACCAAATGTATCCTTGGACAGTGTGTGAACATCTATGAGATGAACATTATCGGGAAGTTTCCGATCTTCCTCTATGCCATACGGTTTGTATCGTTGGAACGCAAAGTGGTGTATCTCGTGTCCCAGGTTTGACCAATGTAGCAAAATATTGTACGCTATGCGCCCGTACCCAGTTGTCTGAGTCGCGTCTGTAGAGGCAAACAGTATTTTCATTGTAGTTAACTTAAAAAATTATAATTTTTGCTCTAATTTAACAAGCCGTGCTTCGAGTTCTTCGTTTTTTATCTTCATTTTCTTCAGTTCTGCCACCGTGTACAGGAGGATGTTGAACCACTCAATGCCCGCGGGGTTATCGTCCTGCGTCCATGCGAAGTAAGGATCGGCCTCGTACACCTCTTCCGCAATCAACCCGACAAAATGCTTGTTGTCCGAAATAGCATCATATTCCACCGGCCGGATGTCGTACACGTGGGCAGTATTCGCCGTAAGGTCGATAATGTTTTTCTTGATGTTCCTCGTGGACGAGTTGTATGTTATTTCTTTTGTGACGGCATTGTACACGAGTACCGGGGTGGATGCTGCATCGCTTCTGATGGGCGCAATTGTCAACGTACCCGCTGCAGTCGAGGTGAGGGCGGCGCCGGTCGCATTTATAATTATCGAGTTCACATCTGATACATTTGCAGTCCCTGCACCAGTTCCTATGGCAACGCTATTTGCTGCCAAGTCGATAATTCCTGCGTTTGTTCCTATCGCTATGGAATTGACACCTTGGTTGGAACTTCCCGCATTCGTTCCTATTGCCACTGAAGATGTCCCCTGGCTAGTAAGCCCCGCGTCGAACCCTATTGCCACGGATCTCGCCCCCTGTGTATTGCTTCCTGCCAATGTCCCTATTGCCACGGCATTAACCCCCTGTGCGTTACCTCCTGCACTCGTTCCTATTGCCACGGAAGATGCGCCTTGGCCAGTAAAACCTGCCCCTGGTCCCACCGCCACGGTAGATTCCCCCTGGCTAGCAGCTCCTGCTTGGCGTCCTATCGCTACTGCATTTATAGCTTGATTAGTCTGTCCTGCTTCCGCCCCCACTGCCACGGAACTGGCTCCTTGGGTACCCCCGCCGGCATTAAACCCTAGCGCCACGGAAGATGTCCCCTGGTTAGTCTGCCCCGCGTTGAACCCCATCGCCAAGGCTCTTATACCTTGGGTATTGCTTCCTGCATTATACCCTATTGCCACGGAAGAATCACCTTGGCTAGTACGTCCTGTATAACCCCCCATCGCCACGGAAGATATCCCTTGGTTAGTCTGTCCTGCAAAAAGCCCAATTGCCACGGATTCACCTCCTTGGGAAGTACGTCCAGCATTCACTCCTATTGCCACGGAAGATATCCCTTGGCTAGTATGTCCCGCGAATGACCCTAATGCCACGGCAGATGCACCTTGGGTGTTACTTCCTGCATTGAACCCTATTGCCACAGCTTGTGCTCCTTGGATATTACCTCCCGCGTTCAGCCCCACTGCCACGGAAGCATTGCCCTGGGCAGTATTTCCTGCAAAAGCGCCGATTGCAATTGCATTCGCTTGTTGGGAAGTCTGTCCTGCAGCCAACCCTATTGCCACGGAAGATGCACCTTGGGTGTTACTTCCTGCATTGAACCCTATTGCCACAGAAGATGCACCTTGGCTAGTAGCTCCCGCGTTGAGCCCCACTGCCACGGAAGCATTGCCCTGGGCAGTATTTCCTGCAAATGAGCCGATTGCAATTGCATTCGCTTGTTGGGAAGTCTGTCCTGCACCGACCCCCATTGCCACGGAAGATGCACCTTGTCTAGTAATCCCTGTCTGTAGGCCTATTGCCACGGAACAAGTACCTTGGGAAGTCTGTCCTGCAAGATACCCTATTGCTATACTTCGTGTACTTTGATTAGTAGCTCCTGCAAAATTCCCTATCGCCACGGAATAAGAACCTTGGACACCGCATCCTGCATCTTGCCCGATTGCCACAGCTTGTGCACCTTGGAAATTGTTTGCTGCCCGTGACCCTATTGCCACCGCTGCTAGCCCCTGGTTAGTAGTTCCTGCACTGGTTCCTACTGCCACGGTAGATTGCCCTTGGCTAGTCTGTCCCGCGAATGACCCTAATGCCACGGCAGACGGTTGTTGGGAATTCTGTCCTGCACTAGATCCTATTGCCACGGTAAACGATTGTTGGGTGTTACTTCCTGCATTGAACCCCACTGCCACTGCTTGTGCCCCTTGGGCATTACCTCCCGCCCCCGTTCCAAATGCTATAAAAGTAGAGTTGAGTATGAGGTTCGACACGTTGGCGTACGTGCCGATGATGTTGCCACGGACATCAATGCTCGCAACCGCGGGGAGTGACGATATACCAGTCAATAGTGACCCGTTGCCGATGAAGAAGGTTCCAACGACGTTGCCGAGGACGTTGACTTGACCACTGGCCGCGATGTTGCCACCCGCTAATGTACCTACATTTCCAGAGGCTGCAAAGATGTCTGTCACGTTGGCGTACGCACCGATGACATTACCACTGATGTCAAGGTTTGCCGTTGCTGGGAGTGTGAAGCTTGCGATTCCGGTCAGCTGGGAGCCGTTGCCTATGAAATATTCACCTGTCGTTATATTACCTGCTACGGATAACGAAGCCAAACTAATCCCAGGGATCACCGCGTTTCCAGTGACTGTCAGATTCCCGACTGTGAGTTGAGGCATAGCAGACCCGTTGCCCAACATACGTATGTTTCCTTTCAGGAAAATAGTTCCATTTGTTGCATTTATCCCGCCAAACTGTAAAAGATCTCTTTTGAAATCAGCACTGCTCATCTGGTTTATATTGTATGTCGTCGTTTTTTTTGTAAAACCGCGGTGTTTGCTGGATGATGAAACTCAAACGAAAATATATGAAATTTCCACAAGAATAATTTCATAAAATTAATTGTGACACTGCAGCCAGCATATTCTTGGAGTTCTCTCGCCGTGTATGATTCGCATTGAAACACTATTCCATGTGAAACTTTCAGTTGAAAACTAATTTCAAAAAAAAAAAAAAAAAAAAAAAAATACTAAAAATACTCACAACTATAAACTACACTACCGCGTGAGATTATGATACTCAAAGATACTCACAACAATGTAAAATAACTTAATAATTTATGTTCTTTTTATATCAAGATGTCTATATATAAGACACACAGAACTTCTTTCTATTTATGTGGTTGTGGTTTTGAAACAATACATCCAGGGAATGCTTCTCGACATAAGAAGACTTCTTGTGGCCATACAATCAAATCTGAATCCAGAAACTTTGTATGGGAAGAAGATATCAAGAAAATCAACACATCTGGAAACGTGTCATCCATAACCACAGGAGATGTTGAAATCATGAACAACATTGGCACACAGAATAATACAATTAACATCACACTACAAGTTCCAGATAAAACAGTCATTGCTTCAATTCAAGAAGCGGTGAAGAATCAAGATTGCGTGGAGGAGCTGCGATGCGCCGACCCCCATGAAATACCCGCAATATTGTTCAAGTATACACGTGGTACGAAAGCAGAACAAAAAGTAATCAAATACGATGCCGACAAGAATGTGGTCAGGCATGTAGACCCCGTCACCGGCAAGGAAGTCGCCAAGGACCTCAAGAGATACAGAAACGAATATCTTGTCAAGAATGCTGACGTGTATGACGATGACTACTACATACCGTATATGCCGCCAAGAGTTCAACGGAGCATGAAGGAAATGTCCACACCATCATTTGACTCTGGCAAGAAGAAAGACAAGCAAATCCCTGCGGCAGACGTCATAAAGATGTGCGCGTCCGGCGACCACCGAATGTACAAATTTCCCGTAGAGACCAAGAAATTTTACACTGACGTTGCCGAGAACGTTGACAACGAGATAAAGTCCACAGGAAAAGATGGCTGATTCTGTTGCTTTCCACCACGAGGTTCCCGCAAGCGTGAAGACGCTCCAGCAGAAGATGGAGACTCACACGGAGAGCTTCCTCGATAAATTAACGAACGAGAACAAGACGAACGGTTTTTTGTGATTTATCACCGTTGTTCCACAATGTCCAGTCGGGCCTTCAATTTCTTCATTTCCGCCACCGTGTACAAGAGGATGTTGAACCACTCAATGCCCGCGGGGTTACCGTTCTGCATCCAGGCAAAGTAAGGATCGGCCTCGTACACCTCCTCCGCAATCAACCCTACGTAATGTCTGTCATCCGAAATAGCGTCGTATTCTACCGGTCGGATGTCGTACACGTGAGAAGTATTCGCGGTGAGGTCGATAATGTTTTTCTTGATGTTCCTCGTGGATGAGTTGTACGTTATTTCGTTTGTGGTGGCATTATACACGAGCACCGGTGTGGAAGCTGCATCGCTTCTGATGGGCGCAATTGTCAATGTGCCCGCAGCAGATGAGTTGAGGGCGCCTCCTGTCGCGTTGATGATAATGGAGTTTGCATGCTGGGCATTACTTCCTGCGAATGCTCCTATTGCCACGGCATTTGCCCCTTGGCTAGTAAATCCTGCGAATGCTCCCATTGCCACGGCAGACACGCCCTGAGAAGTGACACCCGCATTTGCGCCGATTGCAATTGCATTTGCACCTTGGGTATTGCTTCCTGCCAATGTCCCTATTGCCACGGCACAAAACCCCTGTGCGTTACCTCCTGCACTCGTTCCTAATGCTATGGCATTCGCGCGTTGGGAAGTAAGTCCTGCGCTCGTCCCTATTGCCACAGAACTTGCACCTTGGGCAGTAAATGCTGCGCTGGCCCCTATTGCCACGGAAGATGCCCCTTGAATGTTACTTCCTGCAAATGCCCCTACTGCAATTGAATAATCCCTTTGGCTAGTAGCTCCTGCGGCTGGTCCTATTGCCACGCAAAGTGAACCTTGGTTAGTGCCTGCTGCTAATGCTCCTATTGCCACACAAGAAAAACCTTGGGAAGTGCCTCCCGCAAATGAGCCTATTGCCACGGCAGACGCACTTTGGCCCTGATATGCTGTACTAGACCCTATTGCCACACCTTGCGTACCTTGGCTAGTGCCTGCTGCTCCTGGCCCTATTGCCACCGCAGAAAAACCTTGGGTATTACTTCCCGGCGACCATCCTATTGCTATGGCATACGCTTTTTGGCTAGTACGGCCCGCTCCTTCTCCTATTGCCACGGTAGCTGCACCTTGGGCATTACTTCCAGCCAATTTGCCTATTGCCACGGCAGTTGCACCTTGGGAAGTCTGGCCTGCGCTGGCCCCTATTGCCACAGAAGAGACCCCCTGAGAAGTGACACCCGCATTTGCGCCGATTGCAACGGAATTAGCACCTTGGGAAGTAAGGCCCGCCAGGCATCCTATTGCCACTGCACACCCCCCTTGTGTGTTCCATCCAGCACTAGTCCCTATTGCTACAGCGGTCCCGCTTTGGGTATTACCTCCTGCAGATGCACCTATCGCCACGGCAGATGCGCCCTGGCTAACGAGGCCCGCATTGGAACCCAATGCTATAAAAGCAGAGTTCAGTATGAGGTTCGACACGTTGGCGTACGCGCCGATGATGTTGCCACGGACGTCGATGTTCGCGACCGCGGGGAGCGACCCCCCAGACGATATTCCGGTCAGCAGAGAGCCGTTGCCAATGAAGAAGTTTCCAACAACGTTGCCGAGGACGTCGACTTGCCCACTTACATCAACGTTTCCCCCGACTATGAGCTCGTTCCTGACATTTCCTGCGGCTGCAAAGATGTCTGTCACATTGGCGTATGCACCTATTACGTTGCCACGGACATCAAGAGACTGAACACCGGAAGCAATGACGCCTGTCAGCTGGGAGCCATTACCTATGAAGAAAGGTGCTACAACGTTGCCGAGGGCATTGACTTGTCCGCTCGCAGCAATGTTCCCGCCTGCTAGGAGCACATTACCTACGTTTCCGGAAGATGCGAAGATGTCTGTCACATTGGCGTACGCGCCGATGACATTGCCACTGATGTCAAGGTTTGCCGTTGCTGGGAGTGTGAAGCTTGCGATTCCGGTCAGCTGAGAGCCATTGCCGATGAAGAAGGGTGCTACAACGTTACCAAGGACATTGACTTGCCCGCTCGCAGCAATGTTGCCACCCACGAGGAGCACGTTTCCTACGTTTCCAGAGGCTGCCAAGATATCTATGGTTGAGTTGTATGTTATTTCTTTTGTGGTGGTGTTGTACACGAGCACCGGGTTGGATGCTGCGACGCTTCTGATGGGTGCGATCGTCAATGTGCCCGCGGCAGGCGAGTTGAGGGCGCCTCCTGTCGCGTTGATGACAATGGAGTTTGCGTGCTGGTTAGTAAGGCCTGCGAATGCTCCTATTGCCACGGCACACGCACCTTGGCTAGTAAGGCCTGCGCTTGATCCTATTGCCACACTTTGTGTGCCTTGGGTACCCCCGCCGGCACTAAACCCTAGTGCCACGGAAGATGCCCCCTGGTTAGTCTGCCCCGCATTGAACCCCGCCGCCAAGGCTCTTATACCTTGGTTAGCCTGTCCTGCATTATGCCCTATTGCTGTGGAACCTGTGCCTTGTGTAGACTGGGCAGCCTGAAACCCCATCGCCACGGAAGATGCCCCCTGGCTAGAATTTCCCGCGCTGGACCCTATTGCCACGGCACATGCGCCTTGTTCAAAATTTCCTGCACTCGGACCTATTGTCACGGCTTGTGCCCCCTGGCTAGTAACCCCTGCCAAAGCGCCAATCGCCACGGCAGATGCGCTTTGGGTGGTAAGACCTGCGTTTGTCCCTATGGCCACGGCAGACGCCCCCTGGGTAGTAAGTCCTGCGCTGGTCCCTATCGCCACGGCATTTGCGCGTTGGGAAGTAAATCCTGCGCTGGTCCCGAATGCCACGGCAGAATCGCCTTGGGCAGTCCTTCCTGCCAGATACCCTATTGCGACGGCTAAATTACCTTGCGCAGAAAATCCAGCACTGGTCCCTAACGCCACAGATTGTGAACCTTGACTATTGCTTGCTGTACTAAACCCTATTGCTATAGACTCTCTACCCTGTGTCCCACTTGCCGTGGTAAACCCTATTGCCACGGCACACGCACCTTGGGTACCTTGTGCAGCGCCCCAACCTATTGCCACGCCATACGAACCTTGGCTAGTGACGCCTGCCAATTGCCCTATTGCCACGGAAGACGCACCTTGGGAAATCTGGCCTGCACTTGCCCCTAGTGCCACGGCTGCCCCTCCCTGAGAAGTACGTCCAGCATTCAATCCCATAGATACAGCTTGTATACCTTGGCTAGTAAGGCCAGCATTCGCCCCCACCGCCACTGCACACGCCCCCTGAGTAGTAATTCCAGCGCTAGACCCCACCGCCACTGACATTGTACCTTGGTTAGTAGCTCCTGCAAGTGCGCCTATCGCCACAGAAGAAATACCTTGGCTGGTAGCTCCAGCATTTGCACCCATTGCCACAGACAGGTTACCTTGTCTAGTCCACCCAGCCCACGACCCCACGGCAACGGAAGATTGCCCCTGACTGGTGAGACCCGCGGCTATCCCTACTGCCACGGCATTGCCACCCTGGGTCTGACTTCCGGCAGCCACCCCTAATGCAACGGAAGACGTGCCTTGCAGATCCTGACCCGCGTTGAACCCTGCCGCTACTGCACACGCACCTTGGTTAGCCAAACCAGCACTGGTCCCCACTGCCACAGATAGCGTCCCCTGGTTAGAAAATCCTGCGCTAAACCCTACCACTACCGAATTGGCACCCTGGTTGGACTGTCCCGCAGCTCTTCCGATCGCCACGGAATTCAAACCGTGGTTAGTAATACCGGCATTTAACCCCAAGGATACGTCGTTGGAGTTGAGTATGAGGTTGGACACGTTGGCATATTCGCCGATGATGTTGCCACGTATATCCGAACTCGACACTGCGGGCGGGGTATATGCCACTCCTGTCAATAGTGACCCATTTCCAATGAAGAAGTTTCCAACCACATTGCCAAGAACATTGACTTGTCCGCTCGCAGCAATGTTCCCGCCTACTAGGAGCACGTTACCTACGTTTCCTGCAGCTGCAAAGATGTCTGTCACATTGGCGTACGCACCGATGACATTGCCACGGACATCAAGAGACTGAACACCAGAAGCAATGACGCCGGTCAGCTGGGAGCCATTACCAATGAAGAAGGGTGCTACGATGTTGCCGAGGGCGTTGACTTGCCCGCTTGCAGCAATGTTGCCGCCCGCTAGGAGCACGTTACCTACGTTTCCAGCGGCTGCGAAGATGTCTGTCACATTGGCGTATGCACCGATGACGTTGCCACGGACATCAAGAGACTGAACACCGGAAGCAATGACGCCTGTCAGCTGGGAGCCATTACCAATGAAGAAGGGTGCTACAACGTTGCCGAGGACGTTGACTTGCCCGCTCGCAGCAATGTTGCCACCCACGAGCAGCACGTTACCTACGTTTCCTGCAGCTGCAATAATATTTGCCACGTTGGCGTATGCACCAATGATGTTACCACGTATATCCGAACTCGACACGGTGGGTGGGGTATATGCCACTCCTGTCAATAGTGACCCATTTCCAATGAAGAAGTTTCCAACCACATTGCCAAGAACATTGACTTGTCCGCTCGCAGCAATGTTCCCGCCTACTAGGAGCACGTTACCTATGTTTCCTGCAGCTGCAAAGATGTCTGTCACATTGGCGTACGCACCGATGACATTGCCACGGACATCAAGAGACTGAACACCAGAAGCAATGACGCCCGTCAGCTGGGAGCCATTACCTATGAAGAAGGGTGCTACAACGTTGCCGAGGACGTTGACTTGTCCGCTCGCAGCAATGTTGCCGCCCGCTAGGAGCACGTTACCTACGTTTCCTGCAGCTGCAAAGATGTCTGTCACGTTGGCGTACGCACCAATGATGTTACCGCGGACATCGAGAGATTGGACACCAGAAGCAATGACACCCGTCAGCTGAGATCCGTTACCAATGAAGAAGGGTGCTACAACGTTGCCGAGGGCATTGACTTGTCCGCTCGCAGCAATGTTGCCGCCCGCTAGGAGCACTTTACCTACGTTTCCAGCGGCTGCGATGATGTTTGTTACATTGGCATATGCACCTATGACATTTCCACGGATGTCAATATTTGCGACTGCTGGGAGTGATGTGAGCAGGCCGGTCAGCTGGGAGCCATTACCAATGAAGAAGGGTGCTACAACGTTGCCGAGGGCATTGACTTGTCCGCTTGCAGCAATGTTGCCACCCGCGAGGAGCACATTGCCTACATTCCCGGAAGCTGCGATGATGTTTGTTACATTGGCATATGCACCTATGACATTTCCACGGATGTCAATATTTGCGACTGCTGGGAGTGATGTGAGCAGGCCGGTCAGCTGGGAGCCATTGCCAAAGAAGAAGGGTGCTACAACGTTGCCGAGGGCGTTGACTTGTCCGCTCGCAGCAATGTTGCCACCCGCGAGGAGCACATTGCCTACATTCCCGGAAGCTGCGATGATGTTTGTTACATTGGCATATGCGCCTATGACATTTCCACGGATGTCAATATTTGCGACTGCTGGGAGTGATGTCAACAGACCAGACAGCTGAGAGCCGTTGCCGATGAAGAAGGGTGCTACAACGTTGCCGAGGGCGTTGACTTGCCCGCTTACAGCGATGTTACCGCCTGCTAATGTGCCTACATTCCCGGAAGCTGCGATGATGTTTGTTACATTGGCATATGCGCCTATGACATTTCCACGGATGTCAAGATTCGCGACTGCTGGGAGTGATGTTGATGCGAGACCAGTCAGCTGGGAGCCATTGCCGATGAAGAAGGGTGCTACAATGTTGCCAAGGGCATTCACTTGACCAGCCACTGACACATTCCCAGGGGCCGTGACATTGCCGATGATGTCAAGGTTCGCAGCGGTTGGAAGGGTGCTGGTCACCCCCGAGAGCAGAGCACCATTGCCTATAAAAAATTGTCCAGATGTTATATTACCTGCTACGGATAACGAAGCAAAACTAATCCCAGGGATCACCGCGTTTCCAGTGACTGTCAGATTCCCGACTGTGAGTTGGGGCATAGCAGACCCGTTTCCCAACATACGTATGTTTCCTTTCAGGTAAATTGTTCCATTTGTTGCATTTATCCCACCAAACTGTAAAAGATCTCTTTTGAAATCAGCACTGCTCATCTGGTCTATATTGTATGCCGTCGTTTTTTTTTTAAGTTAAAAGATGAAAACCAACAGCTAAGGGTTATTAACGCTGAACAAAAAGATATGAAATTTTCACAAGAATAATACTTGCGTAAATAAATGTTATGGGAAGATGCAACTATGTGTGTACTGCTGGATCGCCTAGATTTATTCACACGTAAAAAGGAAGTTCTTGAGAAATACAACCAATACTGTGATGCATTAAACAGAAATGGCGTGACAGTTTCCGATGTAATAACCAAGAAGATGGAAGGGCGACCAATAGCATGGATGCGGAACGAGTACCCATACGATGTTGATAACACCAGGCACTACCTCATATGGAGCACATACCAACTGAGCAACGAAAAGATAAAAGAAATTGCGACGCGGCATTCACAAGGTCGAAAGTTCATTTGTTTTGTAAATCCTGAGTATTTACGGAGCGTGAAGAATATATGGCACGCTCATGTGATAATTCAGGATAGCCCGTCATCGCAAGACCAATAATCTTGAGGAAATCCCATTAAATAAGTTAGCCACTGTGCGCTGAGATACCAATTCTTATTACCTCCCTCAGAAAATCCAACAACCGCAGACAGCATATTAGACACGCGTTTGGTGAGCGTTCTCGGGCACTTTGCGGAGTTCATGCAGCTATACACAGGCGTTGCCCAATACTTCTTCACCACAGGCTTTGTGAGAACCTTCTTGGGGTCGCAAATCTTGGCAAACGACGCCTCGTTTTCTCTGGGTGTTAAAACAATGTTAAGGGGCTTCCTCGTGGGATGCTTCACGACAAACGTGTAAATCCTGCCATCAATAGAATACCCGTCGGTGTTGCTAGGGCCCAATACTTTGTTCTCTAGGGTGCTGAGCAGAGTCATTGCATATCTTACTTGATCAGGAACCACCGCGTTGCCCATGAAACCGACGCGGAGTTTGTTTGTCTTGTTGTTCTTCTCTATCTGCCTCGGTGGCTCGTTGTTTTCCCAGTCGAACTTCTCGATTACTGGGATTTCAAAATCAATACCTGCTCCTTTCTTCACGACCAGGCAGAACCATCTGTAGCGCTGGTGAGGGGCGCCGACGCAAGTTGCACGACACGAAGTCCACCTGCAGTCATACCCAAGCTCGTCAAAGGCCTTCACAATGACACTGATGTTCTCGTATGCTGCTAGTGTGTGAGAATTTTCCAGGAACAGATACTTGGGCTGACACTCCTTGGTGATGCGCACGACCTCGGTGAAGAGACCAGATGCCTCGTGTTCAAAACCAGTTCCCTTTCCCGCGGTGGAGAAACCGGTACAGGGCCACCCGCCGGTGATGATGTCCACCTTTCCAAGATATGGAGTGGCGTCAAAGGTACACACATCGTCAAATACAGGAACGTTGGGGTGCTTCCGCGCTAGGAACCCTCTGGCATCATCATTCTTTTCCACGTAGGCAATGGGCTCCACGATGCCACGCAGACCGTGAGTGATGCCACCGATGCCAGAGAAGAGATCGATAGCGTGCAGCATTTAACTTAAAGGACATTATTTTATCGACAATTTGACGAACTGACGTGGCCTATATGTTTGCTAGGTTTTACATTCTGTGTGAGACTAAATAGTTTCTCATAAATGACCTTATACCATTGAAATGACACTCTTTTCCGATAGTAAGATATTTGGCAGCCTTATATGCGGAAGGATATGACACCAAAACTGCCTCAATATTATCCTTTGTTATATCAATTCCCAACTTGGCATACTTTTCTATTAGTTTCAAAGATTTAGTGGCTTCTCTCCTAGCCACTTCTTCAGGGTCTTTCTTCTTACCAATCTTAGAAGCACCTA